ATCTATCAACCATAGTTTGCACTTAGTATCTATACATTTCTCCATATATAATACTATTTATTTTACTATCATGACACTCGTACCACTGTATTCTAGATTATTATCATTTACCCAGCAATTATTTTCATATATATCAGTAAATACACATTCAATTATATATAATACAATATTTATATTAAAATTGAATTAATTAATTAATGATAGTTTATACAAAATGTCTCAACTTGTTCCGAGTGGTGCTCTTGAATATGAACCAGAATGGAATGAAGAAACACAAACATTTGAAGATGTATGCCCATTTCAAGCAAACCGCCGAGCTAATGTACACGTCTGTTATTGCAAGAACTTGCAAGGCGATTTCGTTTATTTAAAGAACAAATCGCAATTTGACTCACATATACTAGTAGGGTATCACAAAAAGGCTCTTCATAATTATGTTTTACAAAAAATGATCACACTAAAAAGGGAACTAGACAGAGCAAATAAAGATAAAGCAACATTACACGTATGGGTTGAATCCGAAGTTGCACGAGAGAAGAGAATACAGGCCGAATTGCGCGTAAAATTAGAAAAGCAACAAGAAAGATATATGGACGATATTATGGAAATAACTGAAAAGAATGTTGAATTAAAACGCAGATTAAAGCAAGCTGAAGATCTTTTACATTTACAATGTGAAGAAGCAGAAAGATACTTTATGAATAAAAATTGAATTAAATAATTTTATATATTTTTATTTAAAAGATGCCGAAAAAAACTTACGCAGACATTATGGCTGAGCTGATGAAACCTCCCCCCGATCCAAATAAAGATAAGGTTATTGTCATTGGTGTAGAACCTGTAAAAATAGATAAAATATAAAATTGAAATATAATAAATCTATATTTTTATTATAAAAATGCCGTACACAGCAAAGTTTATTAACAAAACTGACTACACCACTTACCTATCTACATGGGTAGTATACTCTCACGGTTTAAATAAATATATAGAAATTGAAGTTGAACCAGGCAAAGAAGTAGTGCTTAGTTCTGTTACCGGTGAGTGGGATGTGAACGACTATTTCTATGATGACAATATTAGTAAGTGGCATAATTGTGGATACAAGAGATGCGAATACAACGGTAAATTTGGTTTAATTCCATGCATCAATGGTCGTTATTCATGGATGGAAAAGGGAAACATTGTATATGATGGCAATTATACATTTACTAAAATATGAATTGTTTTACATATTTACATTTCAAACACCGATTTTATATTCCTAACCATATAAAATTATTTATAATTCTTTTATTTTTTGTTTTTATTTTGGAACATATAATTTGATCTTTCATAATACCTTAAATATTTTCATATTTAAACTCAGATATTAAATATATAATATATTTATATAATAATGAGTTTAGATTTTAAAGTAGCATATTTACTTGATAAGATAATGCTCGATGACGAAATATCAAAATGTATAAAAACGTCAATTGATAATATAATGCGAGATGGTAAAATTGATCAATATGATATTCCAGAAATTATTTTTCTAATAACAGAGATTATGAATAATAGTAATATAATTAATAAAAAAATAACTGCCGATAATTTAGCATGTTTAATAAAAGAATTATATAAGTTTATTGAAAAACAATATAATTTAGTTCCTGATGAAAGTCAAAAAGCTGGATTTGAACGATTGGTTGATTCATGTATTAAATTAATTTTATTTCAACCAAAAGTAAAAACTGCAATCAATAATTGTTTTAATTGTTAAGTTTAAGCGCTCATTGTTAACAATATAATTTTATTTTATCAATTCTTTTTTTATATATTCTACCAATACAAATTGTGTTGAGGGTATATAATGGAATATATATTTGTTGCATTATTTGTTTCACTATTATGGGGTATACAGCCAGTACTTCATAAAGTATTATTAAGTAAATACAAACCCATCACGATATTGATTATATCTAGTTTTCTTTATTTTTATTTGATCGCCATAGTTGCATTTGTTCGTAGCGGTGATGTTAAAAATGATTTAAAAAATATGACAAAAAGAGATGTTCTTGTTATATTAAGTATTGGATTATTTTCGGGTTTTATAGGAAATATGTTATATTTGTATGTACTAAAAGATCACAATACATCAATCATTTCAGCTCTTATTTATTCGTCTCCTGTATTTACACTTATTATCTCTTATTTGTTTTTGAAAGAGAGATTAAATATATATGGACTTTTAGGAGTGATTACAATTATTATTGGCGTTTTGTTAGTATCACTCAATGAAAAATCAATTACCGTTGGTTAATCCCAATCTTTATCAATACCTAAATATTTTGGCGTATAATGAGAACCATATTTATCACATTTATTAATATTATCTCTACACAAACTTGCAAAATCATATTCGTATATTCCTGTAACAATATTTAACTCACCAAATTTTTTACATTTACCATAAAGTCTATTACTTGAAAGTGGATCATATGGATAATTCGTTTTGTGTTCAATAAAATGAATACAATTTGAACAAATCGGTAATTTTTGATTACGTATAAAAATACTAGAAAACCTTTTCATGTGTTATACTAGGCACTATATCTTTATATTGTTCGGTTAAATCAAACCAAACAGCTTCTCTTTTGACAAGTGGTTTATCTATAAATATACTGCCGACAACAAATATATGAGCCATGGCACATAGCAAAGTCAAATTCAAGATCGTCGGTTTTAGAATTTACAGTGGCATTTACGTTAGCATTCGCTTTTACGTTAGCATTTGCTTTTACGGTAGCATTCGCTTTTACGGTATTCATTATAATATAAAAATATATTTATTCATACCAATAGGGCACATTTCTACGTTTCCATGATGCCATTTTTGCCTTATCTCCACGATAATAATTGCGATATGACTCCACCGGATCGTCTGTTTTGTATTCATCTGGCATACAAATTGCAAATGGAGTCAATCCCTCTTCTGGAAACTTGGCTGGCATCTTCAATTGCTTGGCTACTACATATGATTTGTGTATTTTTTCATGATTGTGGCGAAAACGCCATTCTTTATGCAATGCCTCAATCAAATCCAAAGTCCATTGAAAATTTTCACGAGATGTTCTACACCATATGCTTACTGGATGATTCTTGTGCGCCATTCTATAAAGACCAGTTAAATCAGAATCCGGAGATAAAACTCTTACCGCCGTACAAAGCATTTGAACTGCTTCTAAAAGAATTTTATGCACATGTTTATCAATCATATATTTAGCACATCGCCTTACACTCAATGAGAGAATAAAGAGGTTCATTTTACATAGGATTGAACTATTTTAGATAATTCAATTTTATAAAAATTGAAATGAATTTTATAATATTTTTTATGCAACTATTCAAATGGAGTTCATCCGAACTGACTATTCTTTACTTGAACTTACCAAAGAGGATGTGTTTAGGCTAAAAATTATTGGAGACTTGTACGTAGGACAATTGAGATTTCATGCAATAAACGAATATCTCTATAACGACGAACAAGAATTGGTGGGGAAGATACAAAATAATTCCATAATATGGATTATAATGTAGACGATATATAATGAGTACAAGAAAGAATAATTCATCTTCAATCATAATTACCTTTTTAGATTTTTTAAATGTGGTCAAAATGTACCATTGGAATACACGTTCGTATGCGGAACATAAAGCAACTGATGAACTGTATGGAGAACTTGGTAAAAATATAGACAAGTTCGTAGAGATTATGTTAGCTGATAAAAGATTACCTACATTAAAAACAAAAATATACATCGTAAATACCAATCGTGATGTATTTATGGGCAAATTATATAAATTTAAAAGTTTTTTATTGAAGATAAAAATGGCGCCCGATTTGATGAATATTAGAGACGATATTTTAACCAACTTAGATCAATTTATTTATTTGATGTCTCAACATTAATTACGTCGGGTTTGGCCGTAATTTCATTTATGACCATTTCAATCGCATCTTTTTGAAAACTCACATACCAACCTGTATATGATCCCAAACTAGGCATATCTGTTACTACCTTTGTACATATTTTTAGTAGTTCTTCTGGATCAAAATCTGGATGATCTACAACAACTTTTTTGACAACTTCTTTAATGGCTTCTTCCCTGGATGGTGGTGGAAAATTGCTGTAATAGTCCATCATTTATATATTATAAAAAATCTATTTAATTTAAAACCCAAATAGTATATAAATGGAAGAATGTATTATTTGTTTTGAAGAAACCACCGATTTTTCTTTTTATAGATGCGCTCATAAAGTGTGTAGTACATGTTATCCCAAAATAAAGACATGTCCTATATGCAATACTCCTAGAGAAACAGAAATTATTATAATACCTCCATCTAGCAACATTCGCGTAGAATACATAATATCAACCTATGATCTTATAAGAAATATAGTATTATTCGTGTTTTTATCAGGAATATGTTTATTAGCTTTCAAAATGTTTTTTTATAGAAGTTAATATTATGGAATTACATTGGTTTGATTTTGTAACATTATTTATGTTCCTTCTTTTTGTATACGGAACTTTCAAAGACAAACCTGCTATTTTCGTGCAAATTAACTTTTGTATAACAGTATTGATTGGTTTTTATTTGATATACAAATTTAATAATTTCAGAAAAGTATTTAAAATTAGCTTATTAGACAAAAAATTATGTTCGTTTGCTGGATTCTATATACTTGTATTTTCGTTTGCAGATGTAATTACTCTTTATTTAGATAACATAAGAAATTACATCAAAAAGTTTCTCGCGAGTGGGGATTGAACCCACGACCTGCGGATTTACAGTCCGTCGCTCTACCAACTGAGCTATCACGAGTGGTGTATATATAGTTATATTATTATTTATAAGTGGAATGATTTATTCCTCCTTTGCTGGGCGAACCTCGTGGCGCTCAACCTCGCACATAAGCTTACCGTTTGTCATTGGGGGAGTAATCTCCCCAACCTTTGACTTATCACCGTCCATCTTTACACGGACTCCATTAACGTACTCGCCGCGCTTGAGGTACTTGTAGCCATCTACCCTGATGTCGCTATGGTGGCAAAAAAGCTCTTCGCCCGTTGAACTTAGTGCAAACCCGTATCCCTTGCGCTTGTTAAACCACTTTACTTGAAACAATTCAGGCTGGCTCATGTTATACTATACTATGTAGTATTTCTTTATATTATTTGGCTATATAAATTAATTATGGTGAGTTATTGAAGATACTTAATACAACCATATAATACAATAAAATATATATTAACTAAGATAATTATTCAATCAATGATTTAACGATAGATACCCATTCATCTATATCTGGATTCTCTCTAATATCCTGGTTTGCATCTATGATTCTGACTCCATCAATTGATCTCAGCCACATATCGTGATATTGGTGGCATTTTTTTAGATAATCAATAGGTATATTTTCTTCGGCTCTAGCTCTGAGATCTACGCGAGCTTTGGATACACTTGGCTCCGTTCTCAAATATATGTAATGATAAGGAACCGACATTTCTTGAAATTCTGCAAACCATTTATTGTATATTTGGTAGCCAATGGAATCAATCATACCGTCATCGTAGAGCATTTTACAGAAAACATTCTTGTCTGTAAAGAGACATCTCTCTGTAATAATATATTTATATTGTGGATTTTCAATAGCCCTTTTCAAAATAGAGAGACGAGAGATATACGCCATCATCTGGAATGGAAATGCATACTGCCGCTGATCCCTGTAATAATGTTCCAATATATTAATTCCTGAATTATCCTGTATCGCAAGCCATTCTTGTACCGGTTCTTGAAGAAAACATATGTCGCTGCGGTCGGCAAATCTCTCTTTTAACTCTTGAACAAAAGTAGATTTACCCGAACCGATATTTCCTTCAATGGCGATAATGGACATTTTTTACAAATAATATATACTATTGTGTTTAATTCAATTTTATAAAATTGATTTCAACGAAGTAGAAATTAAAAATATAATTACTATAATATTTATACAATTCACTTTATTGAACATATCCGAGATAATACTGTTTCCAAACGCTTTAAATGCCTTACAGGTATAATTCGTATTATTGTATCTTTTTCTACTACCTGCGAATTAGTATTCATATCACACATAAATGCCGTGTATTTACTAGCAATATTAATGTTTAGCATGACAATTGGATAATAATTGTCTACTCCAGATTCTATAAGAACCAGTTCACTGTATTGATAAGGTCCGTCTTCTGGGTTGTTTATTTTTATTGTATAAATCTGATAAGAATTTTCTGGTTTAAGAACTCCATTGTGCAATTTATCAGAGTAAAACTCATGTACTGATTCAACAGATAAACGACAACATGATATAGGTATCATTTTACTCATCAAGGATGAGTATAAATATATTCAATTTTTCTAGTTCCATTCAAATTCAGCCAATAAGTGTATTTTGTATCTTAAAATATATAATCTCATTAGTTTATCGCAAGGAAGTGCGCCCTTGTGACGATACATCAATTTATCATTCTTCCACCAATCATCCTTTAATTTCATTATCTCCAAGTAATAATGTTTATTTGTCATAATGTGCAATTTTCGCCAATCAGGACGAGTGATTGGCATGGAATATTCCTTTATTAGAGAGATAACATCTTCTGGTAATTCCATTGATTAAAAATATAAATTATATTTATTTCATTTATACACATTTACATCTACATATATTTGGTATATTAATGCCATCCACATAACCGCCACATTTACAAAACCATATTTGATGTTGTATGTGATAAGCATACCATTTAAATACATATATATCATGTGGCAATTCTGTCAAATCCTCAAAATTTGGCCAACTATATACACTAACAGCCATACGCAATATTGTATTTACTGATTTCTTGATTAGTTTATTTTTGTATTGTACCGGATGTAAGAAAGCAAAACTATTGATGATATATATGCAATCTGCAGGTAGAGGCAGATTATTGAGAGCGACACTCATCTTTTACCATTTAATTATAAAAATAGTTTGATTCAATTTTGCAAATAAAATTGAATTAAAAAAAATAGCAATTATATAGTCAACAAAATGAACACTGTCATTTCCGGAGTTCCGATTACTGTTTACAAGGAGGGTTATGTTAAATACAAGAATGAAACAATTGAAGCTCTATTTGACGTGGACGGATTCTTGAAAATCTGTATCAACAACAAATACTATAAAATGCAAAATATTATTGCGTCAGTATTCTTAGAATACGATTTGTCAGATAATACGAGATATGTAACGCACATTGATAAAAACCCGCGAAATAATGACGTGAATAATTTAAAAATAGAAATGATGAGTTCAAAACGAAAGCTAGAAAATATGTCTATCCATTAACTCATCCACATAAATAAAAATATATTTTTATTTAAAACCAATATTTCATCAAGTCTCCTGCTTCATTTATATCTATTGAACAATTACCTGTTGTAATATAACGCAAATAAAGCACAAAACTCATAAACTCTTTTCTACGAGATTCTTGTTTAAATTGGCGTATTGGCCAAATGCCATGTTTCGTTTCTTCACGAGATTCATAGGAATCAAATATATATGAACGAATACGTTCTGTTGTTTTTTCATTCGTCAATTCTAACCTACATAGCTTTGATTCTATTAATAAATATTTTCTATGTGCAACCCATTGATCACATGCAATGGTTGGGAAAAAATCTTTCTCTCCATGCATAATCAAATATGGTTGTATGATACTGAATATCTCAATTGGAATTCCTTTACGAAGCAAAGCGAGCTTAATCCATTTAAACTCCCGAGAGACACTTACAATTGCATTGCGAAACCAACGTATCATATTGGGTAATTCTAGTATATGTTGTTCAAAACATTGTTGTACAGTCGGCTTTGACCCGCCTCGTACAAGCATGGGGCGCTCTATAATAGTGGATGCAACAAGGCGAATCATCTTTTTAATAAAAATATATAAGATATTATTTGTTTCAATTTTCTAGCGACCGAACATATATTGATGTTCTATTTTCTATACCAGCTTCTTCAATACTATGATTCATATCTAGTATTTTATTTGGAAACATAAATAACTCGTAGTTAAATATGTTTTGATGATCTGCCATATATACGTCCACAATATCTCTCATATAACTAACAGACCGCGTCTTATTCATGGTATAGCTTACCTTTTTACCATCTGGAAATATAAACCTAAATGTATAACCTGGTTCAGAAACAATGCGCCTTCTTTTTTTACCCAGTTCTTCTTCTTTCACTCTTTTTTCTTGTTCTTTCACATATTCTGCTTGACTTTCCTTCAAAATAGAATTCAGCTTATCATTTGCTTTCTTGCGATCCTCTTTCAGTGTTATCTCGTACTCATCGTCTTGTTCAGCTCTAAGTGATATTGGTCGGATATGCTCTTCAGGGAGAGAAATCAAAGGGTTGTATTCTGGTGCAGTCAAAGTAGAAAGCCATTTTTGGTGGCATTTCAACTTAATATGTTGCATAAACGCGGTTCTACTGAAGAAAGCATCATGATTCCCTCTGCATTCACAAATATGGGTTGCACCCTGTTTATTTTTTTCAAACAGATCTAGATTATCAAAATAGAGACCATCCACGAACAATGGTTTGTACTCCATATTTTTACTTTTTAAAACCGCATTATTACATATTCAATTTTATTTAAAGATGTTTATCTTTATAATATAATGCGTAAGCTCTTATCTCTCGCTGCATCTAGTTCATTTCAAACGAAGTCATGTAATACATGTAGACATTTTATCAAATCAGGAAAATGCAAAATGTTTCCTCTCATTACAAATTTGAACGATGATATTGTCTATGGTTATGATTATGTTTCGTGTATTACTGCTCGGTCATTTTCATTTATGTGTGAAAATGGTAAACGATACGATAAAATTGAATTATTTACAACCGAAGAAAAAAAGGGTAAAAATGAATCTAATCTATCTACTATTCTTGGCATACGCGGCTGCTCTTGAACCTAATGCGTGCATTACATGCAAGAACTTTATTAAATCGGGACACGGCAATTATGCCAAATGTAAAAAGTTCCCTATTATCATAGATATTATGCATGAAGTTGATTTTGGATATATCAAAAATGAATATATTGATTACAATTATTGTTCAGCCGCAAGAACATTTGGTTTCATGTGTGGAGAGAAGGGTAAGTATTATCAGAAAATTGAATTATTTACAGCCGAAGAAAAGATGGATAAAAATGAACCTAATTAACTTACTCTTCTTGGTTTCCGCGGCTGCTCTTGAACCGCCATGTATTACCTGCAAACATTTTATCAATATAGGAAATATTTATTCAAGATGTAAAATGTTTCCTGTACTACATATGAAGAATGACCTGGTGAATGAATACAGTCATTACGCCTTGAACGATTATTATTATTGCTCAACTGCAAGAACATTTGGGTCTATGTGTGGATACGGGAAGCATCATGAAAAAAATGAATTATTTACAGAAGAAAATATGGTTACATATACCAAACGTCCAAATTAAGTAAAATTGAATCATACATAATTATATTTTTTTCAATAAAAAATGGAACCAAGCGAGTTTTCTACGCGTCCAGATTGGCGCACATTACACAGAATGCCTTACGCATTGTTTAAAAAAGACTGTGATATTCAACACCAAAAAAGATGGAACAGGATCAGGCTTGACCCACATGTTCGGTACATGTCAATATTTGGTATATGGTGGTTAACTTACATGTATAATTATCTACCCGGTAGATATTATCCACGAGAAGAATATCAACTACCCGATATATATCATCCACCACAATAAAATTGAACCACAGTATATCTATAATTTTTATTTAACTATGGCGCAACGCTTAGAGCTTCCTGATGACGTCCTGCAAATCATCAAGGACTACTCAAAGCCACTCACGCGTCCAGATTGGAGAACATTACACAAGATGACTCCGCAATTATATAGACAGGAATGTTTCAATCAAGCAATTCTTACATGGAATAGAGTGTCTGATCGCAAAATATTTACCTTATGGTGGTACACTAATATGTATTCGGAAACATATTTTGAAAATTGAAACACGCGCTATTCATATATTTTTATTAAAACATGGCACAACGCTTAGAGCTACCAGACGATGTCTTACATATCATCAAGGAATATGCCCGACCTATCACACGTCCAAATTGGCGCACTTTACATAAAATGCCAGAAGAAACATATTTTGATGAGTTTGTTGCCCAATATAATGCAAGGGCAAAATATATCAATAATCATCCAGAACAAGACAACCCTTTATATAGAACAACATTATTTAGATATAAAAATATATTTTGCTTGTTCAGGTTGCATTATATATTTTATCAAAATTGAAATA